GATGAAGCGTATGCCAACAGCGATTTCGTCAACGCCAATTCCATCACTGCACCTGGCATCGTGGACGCTGCCTGCCAGCAGATTTTAGACCACAGCGAGATTTACAGCGGTGTATACGGCAGAGCCAGCATCACGTTCTATGCGTTCGCTACAAAGACCTCTCGGGGCATTGCCTGCGGCTTGCAGAACGTCCAGAAGATTCGGGATGGCGAACCGCTGGGCGGTCACAGCCGTGCAGAGGACGACTTCGCAACCGCTGCGGACGACGATTTCTTAGACTAACCCACCCTTGTCATGGGCTGGGTTTGGGTGGGAAAAAATAGGTGTAACATGAAAAAATTGATGATGGATTTAGAAACCAAAAGCGACATCGACATTGCCAAATCAGGTGTGTATCGTTATGCAGATTCTCCATATTTTGATATTCTGCTTTTTGCGTATTCTGTGGATGGCAACCCCGTGCAGGTGGTTGACCTTGCCAGCGGCGAACAGCTGCCGGAAGAAATCTTGAACGCTCTGACGGATGACCGCATTCAGAAGCACGCCTTCAACGCCAGCTTTGAACGGGTCTGCCTGTCAGTCTGGCTGCGGCGAAACTATCCGGAACGGTTCGTCTCCTACGGCTCACCGGAGGATGCCTGCGGCAACTACCTCAGCCCGAACGCATGGCGATGCACGATGGTGGCGGCTGCCTATCTGGGCTTGCCGCTGAGCCTTGCCGGCGTGGGGGCAGTGCTACAATTACAGCAACAGAAAATGTCCGAGGGGAAAGCCCTGATTCGCTATTTCTGCGTACCATATGACACGGTGAACGGCGTTCCACAATTTCATACGCCTGCTGATGCTCCGGAGAAATGGAACGTCTTTCGGGCATACAACCAACGGGATGTGGAAACCGAACAAGCCATTGAACGGCGGCTGTCACGCTTCCCCGTGCCGGAATTTGTCTGGCAGGAATACGCCCTTGACCAGACCGTCAACGACCGGGGGATTCAGGTGGATTTGCAGCTGGTGCAACAGGCAATCCGCATGGATGCTCTGACGAAAGACAAGCTGTTGCAGCGAATGAAAGCCCTGACCCACTTGGAAAACCCCAACTCGGTTTACCAGTTGCTCGGCTGGCTCGAAACGCAGGGCTACTCGTCCGATTCCCTCGGAAAGGCAAAGGTGCAGGAGCTGATTAAAACGGCAGAAGAACCCGTGCGGTCGGTGCTGGAACTGCGGTTGCAGCTGTCGAAAGCCTCGGTCAAAAAGTATCAAGCCATGCAAAACGCCGTTTGCTCGGATGGTCGTGCAAGAGGCATGTTCCAGTTCTACGGGGCGAACCGTACGGGTCGAGAGGCTGGTCGTATTATTCAGCTGCAAAACCTGCCACAGAACCATCTCCCCGACCTGGAAGCGGCTCGGGAACTCGTGAAGTCCGGCAACCTGGAAGCCGTGGAACTGCTGTATGAAGACGTTCCGGACACGCTCTCGCAACTGATTCGTACTGCTTTTATTCCAAAACCCGGTTATAAGTTTCTTGTTGCCGATTTCTCTGCCATTGAGGCACGTGTCATTGCATGGCTTGCCGGCGAAACGTGGCGGATGCAGGCGTTCGCAGACGGCAAAGACATCTACTGTGCCTCGGCTTCTAAGATTTTCGGCGTGCCTGTTGTGAAACACGGTGAAAATGGGCATTTAAGGCAGAAAGGCAAGGTCGCAGAATTGGCGTGTGGCTACGGCGGCTCGGTCGGAGCAATGAAAGCGATGGGCGGTGCGGAGATGTCTGACGCAGAATTGAAACAGCTGGTCACCGACTGGCGAACTGCCTCGCCACACATTGTGCAGTTGTGGTGGGATGTAGAAAATGCTGCCATCAAAGCTGTGCGGGATAAAGCCGAAACAGAGACCCATGGCATTCACTTCTCTTATGAATCCTGTTTTCTGTTTATCCGCCTGCTGTCCGGCAGACGGTTGGCATATGTTAAGCCACGCATCGGTGAAAATCGCTTCGGCGGTGATTCTATCACCTATGAGGGCATTGGCACGGGTAGAAAATGGGAACGCTTGGAGACTTACTCCGGCAAGCTGGTCGAAAACATTGTTCAGGCGACCGCGCGGGACTTGCTGTTCTATTCCATGCAGACACTATCACAATCCTTCATTGTCGGTCATATTCACGATGAAATGATTATCGAATGCCCGAAAGATACAAAGCTGGAGGAAATCTGTCAGGAGATGGCGAGAACGCCAGACTGGGCGAACGGGCTGCTGCTGCGAGCGGATGGGTATGCGTGCCAGTTTTACAAGAAAGCTTGAGGGGGAAAAATAGGAACCAATATGATTACAGCAACCTTGCCACGGATGCGGCTCTGTCCCGAATCGAACGGGAAACTTGCAACCGGAAGAACGAATCTGCCAGCCGACCGCTGGTATACATTTGTTCTCCCTATTCCCACGGCTGCATGAACACCAACATTGAAAACGCACGGAAATACAGCCGCTTTGCGGTAGAGGCTCACTGTGTACCCATCACACCACACTTGCTGTTTCCGCAATTTCTGGATGACCGCTTAGCGGAAGACCGCCAGACTGCAATGTCCCTGAATCAGGTGTTGCTGGAGAAGTGTTCCCAACTGTGGGTGTTTGGCTCTGTGCGGTCAGAGGGCATGCAGCAGGAAATCCAGTGGGCAAAACAGCGGCAGATAACCATTCGATATTTCACAGAGGAATTGGAGGAAATAGAATGAAATTTACGCTCTATACAGCAAGCTGTACCGGCAATGAAAAGAATATTCTATATCCCTATTGTGTAGACGTAACAAACGAAGACATCTTAAAATCGGCTGTCCAATCTGACCATGTTTCTGCGAAATTTTCGGGCTACAAAAGAAGCAATGCAAACTTCATAGAAAGCGATTGCCTGATGTTTGACTGCGACAATAGCCACTCTGAAAATTCGGAAGATTGGGTAACCCCTTTGGAACTGGCTTTGACCTTTCCAGAAGTTGCTTTTGCTGCTGTTTACAGCCGAAACCACATGAAGCCAAAGGGAACAAAAGCCCCTCGTCCAAAGTTTCACGTTTATTTTGCAGCAGAAAAAGGAATGTCCGTAACAGAGCGGCAGAATCTGAAAAAGCAGGTTCTGGAACAGTTCCCCTATTTCGATGAAAAGGCACTGGATGAGGCACATTTCTTTTTTGGCGTAGAACATCCAAAAGTGGAATGGTATCAGGGAAATTTGACACTTGCTGAATTTTTTGAAAAAGATGCTTTTGCCGAATGGGATGCTCAGATGGACGGGATTCCAGAAGGCTCCAGAAACAGCACCATGAGCCGGATTGCCGGAAAATTGGTTAAGCGATACGGAGCAACAGAAGAAGCCTATCAACGATTTCTAAAAACGGCAGAAACCTGCAATCCCCCGCTCAGCGACACCGAATTACAGCAGATTTGGAAGAGTGCGGAGCGATTCGGAACGCAAATCGCAAAGCAGAAAGGCTATATCGCACCGGAGCATTACGGGCAGCTGTTCCAGTTCCGCCCAGAGGACTACTCCGACCTCGGACAAGCAAAGATTTTTGCAGGACAGGTGCAAGAAGAACTTGCCTACACCGATGCAACGGAATACTTATGCTATCAGAAAAATCACTGGGTCGAATCCAAACAGCTGGCGGTCGGCAGATGCGAAGCGTTTCTGGATAAGCAGCTGGAAGAAGCAGAAAAAACGCTGGAAATCACACACAAGATGCTGCTGGACAGCGGAGTAGATGCCGAAACAATCTCCAAGGGCGGAAAGGTGCTGGAAAAAGCGGTGGATGATACCAGCAGAAAAGCGTATATCGAATATCGCTCTGCTCTGACTTACCGGGCTTTCGTCATGAAACGCAGAGATATGAAGTACATTTCTGCGACATTACAAGCAGCCAAACCGATGCTGCTGAAAGACATTGCAGATTTTGACAGTCAGGCGTTCTTGCTAAACACCCCGACAGCAACCTATGACTTGCAGAAAGGCGTGAATGGTGGAAGACCACACCGCCCCGAAGATTACCTCACAAAAATGACGGCTGTTTCGCCGGACAACGTGGGGGAAGAAATTTGGAAAGATGCCTTGCATTGCTTTTTCTGCGACGACCAAAGTTTAATAGATTATGTGCAGCAAATCTGCGGGCTTTGTGCGATTGGAAAAGTGTATCAAGAGGCATTGATGATTGCCTATGGCGAAGGCAGCAACGGCAAGTCCACCTTCTGGAATGCCATTTCACGGGTGCTGGGCAGTTACAGCGGAACAATGTCCGCAGATGCGTTGACGGTCGGCTGCAAGCGAAATGTAAAGCCAGAAATGGCAGAACTCAAAGGCAAACGACTGGTGATTGCAGCAGAACTGGAAGAAGGAATGCGGTTGAATACGGCGGTCATCAAGCAGCTTTGTTCCACGGATGAAATCCAAGCGGAGAAGAAATACAAAGACCCGTTTCGCTATACGCCTGCTCATACGCTGGTGTTGTATACGAACCATCTTCCACGGGTTGGAGCGAATGATGACGGAACGTGGCGGAGATTGATTGTGATCCCGTTTCTGGCAAAGCTGGAGGGGAAATCGGACATCAAAAACTTTGCAGATTATCTGGTCGAACACGCCGGTGGAGCAATTCTGTCTTGGGTGATGGAGGGAGCAAAGCAAGTGATTGACCGACAATTTCAACTGGAAGTTCCGTCCTGTGTCAAAAGAGCGATTCACGCCTATCGGGAAAGCAATGACTGGATGTCGGCATTTTTGGAAGATTGCTGTGAAGTGCAGGAAACGAACCAGCAAAAATCAGGTGAATTGTATCAGGCGTATCGGGCATATTGTTCCAAAAACGGAGAGTATACCAGAAGCACGACAGACTTCTATGCCGGTTTGGAAAATGCAGGGTTTGAACGAAAGAGAACCAAGAAAGGTGTCATCGTTTATGGCTTAAAAATCAAGTCAGAATTTTTAGAATGATGGGCAGGGGTGCAAGTCGGAGGAGGTCATTTCGTAAACTTTTACTATAGGTAATTTTTACCAAATTTTCAGCCTAAAAGGGGTTTTATATATTGACCTTAATCGACCAGCACCCCGGAAAAGAAAAAACTTGAAAAGAGGGCTAAAATGCGTGAAAAAATGATTGAAAGCCGATTCGTGCAAAAGGTGCAGTCCAGAGGAGGGCTTTGCTGGAAATTTACAAGCCCGGGAACGGATGGCGTGCCGGATCGAATCGTATTGATGCCAGGTGGAAAAATTGCGTTTGTAGAAGTAAAGGCTCCCGGTAAGAAGCTGCGAGCCTTACAAATCCGGAGAAAACAACAGCTTGAGCGTGTTGGCTTTTCCGTGTATTGTCTGGATAGTCTGGAACAAATCTGCCCCATTTTGGATGAAGTCGGAGGTGAAACACTGTGAAGTTCATTCCGCACGACTATCAGCAGTATGCAATTCAGTTTTTGACGGAGCATCCTGTGGCAGCACTTCTTCTGGATATGGGGTTAGGGAAGACGGTCACAACATTGACAGCAATCAACGAGTTGTTGTTTGACCGTTTTGAAATCCGCCGTGTTTTAGTGATTGCACCCCTTCGTGTGGCACGGGATACTTGGTCAGCAGAAATTGAAAAGTGGGAACATTTGAAGCATCTGAAATACCGGGTAGCCGTTGGGACATCCGCAGAACGCAGACAAGCCCTGCATGCAAAGACGGATATTTGCATTTTGAATCGTGAGAATATCAGTTGGCTGGTAGAGGAAAGCGGTATTCCGTTTGATTTCGATATGTTGGTGATTGATGAGTTATCCGGTTTTAAGAACCATCAGACGAAACGATTCAAGGCACTGATGAAAGTTCGACCAAAGGTGAAACGCATTGTCGGCTTAACGGGAACACCGTCCAGTAATGGTTTGATGGATTTATGGGCAGAGTTTCGTTTGCTGGATATGGGACAGCGACTTGGAAGATTTATTGGACAATATCGAACAACCTATTTTCAGCCGGATAAACGAAATGGGATGGTGGTTTATTCTTACAAGCCATTGCCGCAGGCAGAGAAACAAATCTATGATAAAATTTCAGACATCACCATTTCCATGAAAGCGATTGATTATTTGCAAATGCCAGAACTTTTGTTGACAGAAGTTCCAGTTCGTCTTTCTAAGCAAGAAAGAGAACGATATCAGCAATTGAAACAGGAATTGGTGTTAGACTTGCCGGATGGCGAGATTACCGCTGCTAATGCTGCAAGTCTATCCAATAAGCTTTCCCAATTGGCAAACGGAGCGATTTATGATGACACTGGGGTCGTGCTTCCCATTCACGATCGAAAGCTGGATGCACTGGAAGACCTGATAGAGGCAGCCAACGGAAAACCCGTTCTGGCGGCGTATTGGTTCAAGCATGATTTGGAGCGGATTCAAGAGCGACTGCGAAAGCTGAAGGTTTCCTATCAGGAAATCCAGTCCTCCGACAGTATCCGGAACTGGAATGCCGGAAAGCTGCAAGTTGGTCTGCTGCACCCAGCCGCTGCCGGACACGGTTTGAATTTGCAGGCAGGCGGTTCTCACCTGATTTGGTTTGGACTGACATGGAGTCTGGAACTCTACCAGCAGACCAACGCCAGACTGTGGCGGCAGGGGCAGCAGTCCGAAACGGTTGTCATTCAACATCTCATCACCAAGGGTACGATTGACGAACGTATCCTGAAAGCCCTGACCCAGAAAGAACAAACCCAGACCGCTTTGATGCAGGCAGTCAAAGCAGAAATTGGAGGTCGCCCATGAATGCAAAAGCCTACTTCGCACAAGCCCGTTCCCTGCCCATGCAAATCCAAGCCAAGACCAAACAGCTGCAAGCGATACGTCCCCTGCAAGAGCCGCTCGCTGCCCTGCCAGAAGCCAGCAAGCTTCTCTCGGACTTAGCCGCAGACATCACCGCTGAGGTACAGGCATACGCCGCCCTGCAACGCCAACTCCAAGCCCTGATTGATTCCCTGCCCGTTCCAGAATACCGCACGCTGTTGGAGCTGCGGTATCTCTCCGGCAGCAAGTGGGAGGAGATTGCCGAGGCGATGTCCATGCACGTGCGATGGGTCTATCGGATGCACGGCAGAGCCTTACAGGCTGCACAAAAAATCTTAGATACGGCGAAATAAGCCAGTAAAAGCCATTGTTTTTTCCGGTTTGATTTGCTATGATGATGTTATACCCAAATGAAAGGAGGCGTTTCCATGCCCTACAGACCCCGGAAACCGTGCCACCATCCCGGCTGTCCCAACCTGACCGAGGGGATGTACTGTACGCTGCATCAGCCCCAGCACAAGCCCGACACGCAACGCCCCTCTGCTCACCGCAGAGGCTACACAAAACGCTGGCAGACGGCAAGCAAATCCTTCTTGCTGCACCACCCGTTCTGCGTTCGCTGCCGCCAGCAGGGCAGGCTGACCCCTGCAACGGTAGTCGACCACATCATCCCCCATCGTGGCGACCAGAAACTGTTCTGGGACGAATCCAACTGGCAGGCTCTCTGTAAGCCCTGCCATGACCGCAAGACCTGGACGGAAGACCGCTTCGTCTCCTACGGCTACGGCTCTCAGCCCTGACACGGGCAGGGGGACTCGACATCCCTTTTGCTGAACCCCAGGAGACCGATGCTTCCCTACAGTAAGGATTTTCGCAAATTTCACAAGGGGGGATTCTGGAAAAATCGCCCGATTTGCGGCAGCGTTTCGGGTTCGTTTGTCCTATCCGCCCCCAAATCTTGCAAAGGAGTTTCGCCAAATCATGCAATTCGATGACTTCCCCGAAATGGCAAAGAAATTCTGCCCCCAGTGTGGCACGAAAATCACCGACCACATGGGACGACCTCGCAGCTTCTGTTCGGAACGCTGCCGCCGGAACTGGTGGAAAGTCCATCCGGAATTTGCGAAGCCCCGACCATCCGCCCTGTACGCCTATCGCTGCCGTACCTGTGGACAGCCGTTTACTGCCTATGGCAACCGACACCGCATCTATTGCAGCCGTGCTTGCTACCTGCAAGACCGCTACCACAAACAGAAAGGAACGTAAATCATGCAAACACCAACCTTACACTGGGAAACCCTCCCACTGGCTACCCGATTGGGTGTGAATGCGATTGCATCGGGTGTTTTGGAATATTTTTTGCCCTCGATTCCGTTCTCTTTGATTCTTTTTTTCGGATACGTCCTGTTTTTCTGGGAAATCCTCCTTTCTGCAAGCAGCAACCTGCTCCAATCCTGACCCATTTCCCCGGTGCAATCGCATTTGTACCCGATTCCCTACCCTGTCCCCTGCCACTTATAACCCTCGCAAAAAGCTGAAAAAAGGGGACAAAACCTATCAGCAAATTCAACAGTCCCTCCAGACGTTCGGCTATGTCGACCCCATCATCGTCAACGCTGACCGCACCGTCATTGGTGGACATCAGCGGCTGACGGTCATGCAGGATTTGGGCTGGACAGATGCCCCCTGCGTGGTCGTTCAGCTGGACAAGACCCAGGAAAAAGCCCTGAACCTTGCCCTCAACAAAATCACCGGGCAGTGGGATGAACGGATGCTGGCAGAGCTGTTGCAGGACATTCAATTCTCGGACATCGACACCGCCGTGACGGGATTTGAACCGCCGGAAATCGAACAGCTCTTCCAAAAAGTCTTTCCGCAGACCGCACAGGAAGACCAATACAACCCCGATGCAGAGTTACAGCAGCCATGCTGTTCTCGTTTCGGCGACCTCTGGCATCTCGGTGTGCATCAGGTCTTCTGCGGCGATGCCACCACGCAAGCACCCTATGCCGCCCTGCTCCCAGACACCTCCGCAGACCTGATTCTGACTGACCCCCCGTATAACGTCAACGTCACGGAAACCGCCGGCAGCATTCAGAATGACCATATGCCCGACTCGGAATTTTCTGCATTCCTGCTCGCTGCTTTTCAGGAGATGTTCCAACGACTTGCAAAGAACGGCTCGATTTATGTCTTTCATTCCGACACCAAAGGATTGTATTTCCGGCAGGCGTTCGAGGATGCTGGGTTCTACCTGTCCGGCTGCTGTATCTGGGTAAAAGACCGGCTGGTGCTGGGCAGAAGCCCCTACCAATGGCAACACGAGCCTTGCCTGTATGGCTGGCGAAAAGACGGCACGCACCAATGGTATTCCGACCGGAAACAAACTACCGTTTGGGAATATGACCGCCCCTCCAGCAGCAAAGAACACCCAACCATGAAGCCCATCGGTTTACTGAGCAAACCGATCCAAAATTCCACGAAACGGGGCGATGTAGTACTCGACCCCTTCCTCGGAAGCGGCTCGACGTTGATGGCTTGTGCGGAGACCGGACGCATCTGCCGGGGCATCGAACTCGACCCGAAGTTTATGGACGTCATTGTCCAGCGGTTTCACACGAAATACCCGGAAACTGCCTGCACCGTGGAGCGAAACGGCACAACGCTTTCTCTTGCTGAGGCTCTACGGCAAGCAGGACGCTAACCACGCCCCCACTTCTACCCCACTGGGGCAGAAGTTGCAATTCACCAGAAAGGAGGTGATGACATGGCAGCAAGAGGACGTAAACCCAAACCGACAGCCCTCAAGGAATTAGAGGGCAACCCCGGCAAACGCTCCCTGAACCCCAGCGAGCCAAAGCCGCCCCAGAAAGCCCCCTCCTGCCCGGCATGGCTGGAGAAAGAGGCAAAACGAGAATGGCGGCGACTCAGCAAAGGCATGGAGCAGCTGGGCATTTTAACCGAACTCGACCGGGCAGCGTTTGCCGGATACTGTCAAGCCTATGCTCGCTGGAAAGAGGCAGAAACCTTTCTGACTCAGCACGGCAGCCTTGTGAAAACGCCGAACGGCTACTGGCAGCAAGTGCCGCAAGTTTCCATTGCCCAGAGCAACTTGAAACAGATGATGAACATCGCCGCACAGTTCGGATTGACCCCCTCCGCACGCAGCCGCATCATCGCCTGCTCTGGGGAATCTGCTCCGCAAGATGATATGGAACGCCTGTTGACGGGAGGCGGTACAGAATGACCGAACAGCGACCGCCGGAATACCCCACCTTGCAGCACTACCAGCCCTCCCCGTTCATACTGCCGGACTCGCACTATGATGCCGCCCTTGCAGACCGAGCCGTGACGTTTATCGAAAATCTCCGGCACACCAAGGGCAAATGGGCTGGGAAACGCTTCTGGCTGCTGCCGTGGCAGGAACAAATCATCCGTGACCTCTTCGGCATCCTGCGACCCGACAACACCCGTCAATTCCACATGGCATACATCGAGATTCCAAAGAAAAACGGCAAGTCGGAACTCGCCGCAGCCATTGCTCTGTATTTGCTCTTTGGCGACAACGAGCCAGCTGCGGAAGTCTATGGGGCTGCTGCTGACCGCTCGCAAGCGTCCATCGTGTATGAAGTTGCTGCCCGGATGATTGCCCTTTGCCCTGCCCTGCAAAAACGCTGCAAGCAAATTCCATCCACCAAACGCATTGTGAACTATGCCAATGCGGGCTTCTATCAAGTCCTGTCTGCGGAAGTCGGCACGAAACACGGGCTGAACGTGTCGGGGTTGGTGTTCGATGAACTCCACGCTCAGCCGAACCGGAAACTCTGGGATGTTCTGACGAACGGCTCTGGCGATGCCCGAACACAACCGCTCTTCGTCACCATCACCACGGCAGGCACGGACAGGCATTCTATTTGCTACGAGCAACATCAACTGGCGGCGGATTTGCTGGCAGAACGCAAATATGACCCGACCTTTTACCCCGTGATTTACGGCTTGCCGGATGGGGCAGACTGGAAGGACGAACAGAACTGGTATCGGGCAAATCCCTCGCTGGGGATTACCATTCCCATCGAACGGGTACGGGAGGCATTTCAGAAAGCTCTCCGCAACCCCGAGGAAGAGAACCAGTTCAAACAGTTACGGCTGAATCTGTGGGTTTCCTCACTCACCAGCTGGATTCCGGATGCGGTCTTTTGCAAGGGAAACGCTCCCATTGACGAAGAAGCCCTGCTCGGTCGGGAATGCTACGGCGGTCTGGACTTGTCTTCTACTTCGGACATCACCGCCTTTGTGCTGGTCTTTCCGCCGCAGTCGGAGGAAGAACCCTACATCGTGCTGCCCTATTTCTGGCTGCCGGAGGAAACCTTACCGCTACGGGTTGCCCGTGACCATGTCCCCTATGACCGCTGGGAACAACAGGGATACTTACAAACCACGGAAGGCAATGTTGTCCACTACGGATACATCGAACGGTTCATTGATGCTCTGGGGCAGAAATTCCACATCAAGGAAATTGCGTATGATAGATGGGGAGCGGTGCAGATGGTGCAGAACCTGGAAGGGCTGGGATTTACCGTGATTCCATTCGGACAGGGTTTTCGGGATATGTCACCGCCAAGCAAGGAGTTTTACAAGCTGTTGCTGGAAGGAAACATCCAGCACGGCGGCAACCCGATTCTTCGATGGATGGCTGGAAACGTCGTCACCCGAAGCGACCCTGCCCAGAATATCAAGCCCGACAAGGCAAAATCAACGGAAAAAATTGATGGAATCGTTGCCACGATTATGGCACTCGACCGTGCCATTCGCCATTCGGAAGAGCAGACCTGCGTCTATGATGAACGAGAACTGCTTGTGCTATAAGCACAAATACACGAACAAAACTTTGTGTCGTTTAGCGGCTTGCTATCTCCGCCGTTTAGAGGTAATATAACACTACCAAAAAACAGCAGGAGGAACAACCATGAACGCAAAAACAGAACAGCAAATTCAACGGATGAAACAACAGACCATCGGAGTGGAGATTGAGATGAACCACATCACCCGAGAACGAGCAGCCCGACTTGCCGCCGCCTATTTCGGAACAGACCGATGCGAATATACCGCCAGCCGAAACGGATACAGCACTTGGTCGGCATGGGATGCACAGGGCAGAGAATGGAAGTTTCAACGGGATGGCAGCATTGCAGGATGCGATGCCGAAAAGTGCGAACTGGTCACGCCGATTTTAACCTACGCAGACATCGAACAGCTGCAAGAACTGGTGCGTCGACTGCGAAAAGCCGGAGCGATTAGCCACGCAGGCGTAGGGGCTGGGGTACACATTCACATTGGAGCAAGCGGACACACACCGCAGAGCCTGCGAAACCTTGCCAACATCATGGCAAGCCACGAGCGGTTGCTTGCGGATGCCCTGCACCTCGACCAGAACCGGATGCGTCGCTACTGCCGAACCGTCAACCCGAATTTCATCGAACAGCTGAACCGAAAAAAGCCTACCACCATGGCACAGCTTGCGGACATCTGGTATACCACAAACGGGGCGGAATACGGCAGAACGCACCACTACAACGACAGCCGCTATCACATGACCAACTACCACGCCCTTTTCACGAAAGGAACGATTGAATTTCGGTTGTTCCAATTCGACAAGCCTGCCAACGGTAGAAAAAACGGACTCCATGCCGGACAGCTGAAAAGCTATATTCAGCTTTGCCTCGCCCTTTCCGAACAGGCGAAACAGCTGCGAACTGCCAGCCCAAAACCACAACAAACCGAAAACCCGAAATTTGCGATGCGAACTTGGTTGATTCGGCTGGGGCTGGTTGGTGAGGAGTTTGCCACGGCAAGAATGTTTCTGACCCGAAACCTGAACGGCGATGCTGCCTTTCGGTTCGGCAGAACGGCGTGAAAGGGGGTGTTTTCATGGATGCCAAACAGACAACACCGACCCGGCGGATTTGTCCACTGTGCCGGAACGCTTACACAGAACCCCCTGCCCTTTCCCGGACAGATTCCAAGACCCCGATTTGTCCCGACTGCGGCAGCCGACAGGCATTGCAAGCGTTGGGCGTTCCAGAAACGGAAATCCAACAGATCCTTCGAGCCATGCACCAGCACAAGAGCCTTTCGGCTCTCGGTGCAGAATGAAAGGTTTGCGAGCGGTTTATCGACCGCTCTCGCATTCCCAGAAAAATTCGTTCCAGTAGGCAGCCTCCTCCATGGCTGCCTCCCGGTCGTCCAGTTCCTCGGTTTCGATGTCGATGTCCAGCAGCCGTTTCATGGTCGTTTCGTTTTCGGCGGCATCCTGAGCAGCGTAGGCAGCCGCCTCCGATTCGGTGAAGTGTTCTGCCTCTGCTCCGGTCAACTCCAGTTCGTATTCCCAGTTTTCGTCTTCCCATGTGATAACCACTCTTTTTATGCGTTCCATTTTTTTCATCCTCCGTTTTTTGTTTTTGCTTGGTTTCCCTTGCGGTACTGTTATATTACCTCTTTTCTCAAATAATTGCAAGTCGCTAAATGTACAGAAATACAGGCTTGTGTATCCGGAAACCATTGTGTCATTTACCCAAACCAAAAAGGAGAGCGTTTATGCCGTTTAAAAATCCGTTTCGCAGTCGGGACAAGCCGCAGCCCAAAGACCAATACAACAGCCGCTCCTATTCGTTCCACTTCGGACGCTCCAGCAGTGGGCGGCAGGTAGACGACTGGAAAGCCCTCCAGCTGACGGCAGTCTATGCGTGTATTCGGGTCTTGTCGGAGACCGTTGCCCAGCTGCCCTTACACGTCTATCAATCCACCAACACCGGAAAAGAGCGAGTACCCAACCATCCGCTCTATTTTTTACTCCACGACCAGCCGAACCCGGAAATGACCAGCTTTGTGTTTCGGGAAACGCTGATGTCCCATCTACTGATTTATGGCAACGCTTACGCCCAAATCATCCGGAATGGACGGGGCGAAGTCGTAGGGCTGTATCCCCTGCTCCCCGACCGCATGACCGTTGACCGGGATGACAAAAACCGTTTGATTTACCGCTACAGCTGCTATGAAAATGCCAACCCCAACCTGAAGAAACTCGGCGAGCTGGTACTGCCGAGAGAGAACGTGCTACACATCCCAGGACTGGGATTTGATGGGCTGATTGGCTATTCTCCGATTGCCTTGGCGAAAAATTCGCTGGGGCTGTCGCTTGCCTGCGAGGACTTCGGTTCTTCGTTCTTTGCGAACGGAGCGACCCCCTCCGGCGTGCTGGAGTACCCGAACACCGTCAAAGACCCGGAGAAAGTACGGGATGCCTGGCGGAGAGCCTACGGCTCCGGCAACCGCCACAAAATCGCCGTGCTGGAACAGGGCATGAAATACCAGTCGATTTCCATTCCCAACAATGAAGCCCAGTTCCTCGAAACCAGAAAGTTTCAGGTGGAGGAAATCGCTCGAATGTACAGAGTGCCGCTGCATATGATTGGCGACCTCGACCACGCAACATTCAGTAACGTGGAACATCTGTCACTGGATTTCGTGAAATACAGCCTCGACCCGTGGCTTGTCCGCTGGGAACAGGGACTACAGAAAGACTTGCTCTGCGATTCCGAAAAGGGCAAGTATTGCATCAAGTTCAATGTAGAGGGCTTGCTGCGTGGCGACTATGCCTCTCGTATGCAGGGCTATGCGACTGCCCGACAAAATGGCTGGATGTCCACCAACGACATCCGGGAACTGGAAGACATGAACCAAATCCCAGAAGCAGAAGGCGGAAACTTGTATCTGGTCAACGGCAGCTTTACGAAGCTGAAAGATGCAGGGGCTGCCTATCAAACAACAGAAAGGAAAACACCATGAACCGATTTTGGAACTGGGTAAAAAACGAAGCTGAACCCGCCGAACCGGCAGAACTCCGCTTGAATGGAGCAATTGCCGAAGAATCATGGCTGGAAGATGATGTCACACCTGCTCAGTTTCGGGCAGAACTGGAAGCCCATCCGGGCGATGTCACCGTCTGGATCAACAGCCCCGGCGGCTGTGTGTTTGCTGCCAGTCAGATTTATACCATGCTGCGAAACCACAACGGCAAAATCACCGTGAAGATTGACGGCATCGCCGCTTCTGCTGCATCCGTTGTGGCAATGGCAGGCGATGAAACTTTGATTTCCCCGACCGGAATGCTGATGATTCACGACCCGATGACCATCGCCTATGGCAACAAGGCAGACATGGAACAGACCATCACCATGCTCGAAGAAGTCAAAGAATCCATCCTGAACGCCTATGTGCAGAAGTCCCACCAGAGCCGGGAAACACTCTCGCAGCTGATGAGCGAAGAAACGTGGATGAATGCCGAAAAAGCCTTGGAACTGGGACTGGTGGACGGGATTTTATTTGCGGACTCCCCTGCTCCATCCACGCAGACCGAACCACAGCCCGTGCAGTATTCCGCAAAGCATACCCAGAACACCTTGTTGCACAAACTTTCCGCAGTCGCTCCCATCGGGATTCCCATTGACCAGCTGGAAAAACGGCTGGCACTTTTGAAAGATTAAGGAGGAATGAACATGACCATTCAGGAACTGAGAGAAAAAAGAGCGAAAGCATGGGACACCGCCCGTGATTTCCTCGACACCAAACGCACCGCCAGCGGTCTGCTCTCTGAAGAGGATAGCAAAACCTACGATGCCATGGAACAACAGATTGTTGCTTACGGCAAGGAAATCCAGCGGCTGGAACGGCAAGAACAGCTGGATGCAGAGTTGAACCGCCCAACTTCTCAGGCAATCTTACAGTCCCCAACCGCTCCAAACCTGCCGAAGCAGACTTCCGGAACGGCTTCTGATGCCTACAAAACCGCTTTCTGGAACAGCATCCGCAACCGGAATTACACCGACATCCGGAACGATTTGCAGGTTGGAACGGATTCTGAGGGCGGCTATCTTGTTCCAGATGAGTTTGAACGGCAGCTGGTAGAAGGCTTGCAGGAAGAGAACCTCTTCCGGACACTGGCAACGGTGATTCAGACCGCCTCCGGCGACCGCAAAATTCCGGTTGTCACCTCCAAGGGAGAAGCAGCGTGGATGGATGAAGAAGCCGCCTATACCCTCTCGGATGATGCCTTTGGACAAGCTTCCTTGAGTGCGTACAAGGTCGGCACTGCCATCAAGATTTCCGAAGAACTGCTGAACGATGCCGCTTTTGACTTGCCTGCCTACATCACAAAAGAATTTGCTCGCCGCATCGGTGCAAAGGAAGAAGAAGCGTTTCTCGTAGGCGACGGCAAGGGCAAGCCGACAGGGATTTTCAATGCGACCGGCGGTGCAGAAAACGGAGCAACCACCAGCACGGCAAACATCACCTTTGACGATGTCTTTGAACTGTTTTACTCCGTGAAATCTCCGTACCGGAAGAAAGGCATCTGGGTGCTGAACGATGCCACAGTGAAGGCTCTGCGGAAGCTGAAAGATACCACCGGAAATTATATCTGGAGTCCGTCTGTACAGGCTGGCACACCAGACTTGATTCTGAACCGCCCGTATTATACTTCCAGTTATGCCCCGATTGCCAAAGCTGGAGCAAAATGCATGGCGTTCGGTGACTTTAGCTATTACTGGATTGGCGACCGGCAGGGGCGTTCTTTCAAGCGACTGAACGAACTGTTTGCCATGACGGGACAGGTTGGCTTCCTCGCCTCCCAGCGAGTAGACGGCAAGTTGATTCTCTCTGAAGCCGTTAAGACGCTGACCATCAAAAACGGCTAATGGTTACGTTACAAGAAGTCAAACAGTATCTGCGAATCGACTTTGAGGAGGAAGACCCGTTGTTGCTCTCCCTCTTAGCAACGGCAAAACAGCAGGTCATGAGCGTGGGCAGAATGGACGAAGCACAGCTTTCCGAACACGAGGACACCGCACGCACAGCAATCCTCTATGCGGTTTCCTATCTCTACGAGAACCGCAATACCGCTGATTTTTCCAAGCTGAATCTGAGTTTGCGGTCGCTGCTGTTTGCACAGCGAGAGGGGGTTGTCTGATGGAAATCGGCACGCTGAACCAGCGGATTACCTTATTAGAGCAGCGAGTAAAAGTCGATGCCATCGGCAACCACTGCAACCGATGGGAAGAAGCGTTCTCCTGCTGGGCAAGGGTCACGCTGAAATCCTCAGTCGAGAATGCAGACACTGGCGTGACCAAAGAAGTACAGACTCTGGACTTTTATATCCGGCAGCAGCGGCAATGGATGCCGTCCACATCTGCGAACCGGATTTTGTTTCAGGGGGTGGTCTATGACATCACGAGCGTAACACCGGATTTTATCCGCAAGGATTACTTGAAATTGACGGCAACGGCGAGAAAGGCGGGAGAAAACGATGTCGAAACAAATGGTGGATATTGATGAACTGGCAATTGCCGTCATGCATGGGTTACAGGAATATGTTCGCTTGGCGACTGACGGCGTAAAAAAGGCAGTCAAAAAAACGGCTACGGCAACCAAAAATGAAATTGCAACCACTGCTCCGAAGAGAACAGGTGCGTATCGAAAAAGCTGGACAGCTTCCCAGCAGGAAGTTCGCAGCAACGCTCTGCATATTACCGTGCATTCGAAAGACCGGTATCAGATTGCACATCTGCTGGAAAAGGGACACATCATGCGAAACGGCAAGCGATCTAAAAAATATGAGCATATCCAACCGGCAGAACAGCACAGCATTGAAATGCTGGAACGAGAAATCAGAAAGGCGTTGCAATGACCTGCGGTCAAATGTCCTACGAACAAATCGCTGCAATGATGGAAGAAATGGAACTGCCGTTTGCCTATCATCATTTTGCAGAGGGTGAATGCCCTCAACCGCCGTTTCTGGTTTTTCTCTCCACGGGAGAACGAACGTTTTCTGCCGATAATGAGATGTATTTTAGTTCTAAGCAGCTGGATATTGAATTATATACCGACCGGAAACAACCAGAAACCGAACGGCAAGTGGAAGCCGTCTTACGGCGACATCACATTTTTTATCAGAAATCAGAACAATGGATTGACAGTGAACAATTCTATGAAGTACTTTATGAAATGGAGGTTTAACCGATGGCAAATGAAACTAAAAACAAAGTCAAATTTGGTTTGAACAAAGTATACTGGGCAAAAATTACCGGATACGATGAAGAAGGTATGCCAACATACGCTGCACCTGTACGTCTGCCGGGTGCTGTCAGTCTTAGCATTGACGCAAACGGCGAAACAGAGCCATTTTACGCAGATAACTGCGTTTACTACCTGTGTAACAATAACTCCGGTTATGAGGGAGATTTGGAAGTTGCGTTGATTCCGACCGATTTTGCAACCGAAATTTTAGGCGAAAAGCTGGATGTAAAGGGCGTGCTCGTAGAAAAGAGCGATGCAGAAGTTGCCGAATTTGCACTGTTCTTTGAATTTGAAGGCGACAAGAAGAAAATCCGTCACATCTTTTATCGTTGCTCTGTTGCACGTCCTGCAACAGAATCTGCAACCACAGAAGATACAAAAGAAGTCAAAACAGAAACCCTTAAGCTGTCTGCAACCGCATTGGACAACAACCTTGTTAAATCCAAGTCTTGCGAAAAAACGGATGCAACGGTTTATAACAGCTGGTATGATTCTGTTTACATGCCCGACTTCACAAGTGAACTTGCAAGCTAAGGAGATGATAAAATGGGAATGTCAAAAACGATTATCATTGACGGCATAGCCGTACCATTTAAAGCAAGTGCAGCCATTCCCCGGTTGTATCGCTTGCAATTTCGGCGTGATTTGTTTCATGATTTTACTGATTTGCAAAAATCGGTTGACGAGGAAAAAGAAAAGGACAGTGAAGCGTCCGGATTAAATCCGGAAATTTTGGAAACCTTTGAAAATGTTGCGTACATGATGGCAAAGCACGCAGACCCTAAAGGCGTACCAGCAACGGCGGAAGAATGGTTGGAACAGTTCTCCATGTTTTCGATTTATGAAATTTTGCCAGAGTTGTTGGAACTTTGGAACGCAAACTTGCAAACACAAGTCCAGTCTAAAAAAAACATCGCCCGACTGAACGCCCGATGACCACACCGCTTTTTTTGCTGCGGTGCATCCAACTTGGGTTGTCAGTGAGTGACTTAGACTTTTTAACGATCGGATTGGTAAACGACCTGTTTACAGAAAAAGAGAACGATGCTTATCCATATCGTTATCAAGCAACACAAGCAGATTTTGACAAATTTTAAAAGGGGGAAAGCAATATGGCGAGCCGTATCAAAGGTATTACCGTTGAAATTGGTGGCGATACCACTAATCTGGTAAAATCTTTGGAGGGTGTCAACAAAAATATCCGTAATACGCAGAGTCAATTAAAAGACGTCGAGCGGTTGCTAAAGCTTGACCCTACCAACACAGAGTTGCTAACTCAAAAGCAAAAGTTGTTAAAAGCTGCTGTATCCGATACCAAAGACAAGTTGCAAGCCCTTAAAACGGCGAGCGAAGCCGCAGCCAAAACAGCGGATAATTACGGGGCGTGGAAAACCAAATATGATGCAATACAGAGTGAAATTGAATCCACGACAACCGAATTAAAGAAACTGAAAAAGCAAGCAGAGGATGCAGAAAAGCAACTTGCTGACGGAAAAATTTCTCAAGAAAAATACGATGCTTTACAAAGTGAAATAAAATCAACAGAAACCAAACTTAAAGACTTAAAAGAAGCCGCAAAACAGGTAGATGATGAGTTTGGACATCCGATCTCCCCGGAACAATATGATGCGTTGCAACGAGAAATCCAGCAAACAGAAAATGACCTAAAGAAACTGGAGCAACAAGCAGGTGAATCCAGAACGGCGTTGGTTAAGCTGTCCGAAACTGGAAAAAAATTTCAGGACGTTGGCGATAAAATCTCCGGCGTTGGTACAAAGTTGCTCCCGGTTTCAACGGGAATTGCCGCTATCGGAACACTTGCCGTAAAAACGGGAGCGGAATTTGATTCTGCGATGAGCAAGGTTGCATCTATTTCCGGAGCAACAGGTTCGGAAATTGACGCTCTCCGAGATAAGGCTCGTGAGATGGGCAGCAAAACGAAATTTTCCGCAAGTGAAGCTGCCGATGCGATGAGCTACATGGCTATGGCAGGCTGGAAAACCAGCGATATGCTTAATGGTATTGAAGGCATTATGAATCTTGCTGCTGCATCAGGCGAGGATTTAGCAACAACGTCCGACATTGTTACAGATGCTCTCACTGCTTTTGGCTTAAAAGCGGAAGATAGTGGACATTTTGCGGATATTTTAGCGGCTGCATCAAGCAACGCCAATACCAACGTCAGCATGATGGGTGAAACTTTCAAGTATGCCGCTCCGGTACTGGGTTCTTTGGGATACTCTGCTGAAGATTCTGCTATCGCCATCGGACTAATGGCAAATGCCGGAATCAAATCCTCGCAGGCTGGCACGGCTTTGCGTGGTGCAATTGTTAGCCTTGCTAAACCAACCGATACAGTATCCTCGGCAATGGAAAAATACGGAATTTCCTTGACAGATAGTTCCGGAAAGATGTATTCGCTCCGTGATTTGATGGGGCAAATGCGTGATAAACTGGGTGGACTTACAGAGGCGGAACAAGCACAAGCAGCCGCTTCGCTTTTTGGTCGAGAAGCGATGTCTGGGATGTTGGCAATTATCAACGCATCACCAGCAGACTTTGAGAAGCTGACAAATGCAGTAGATACTTGTTCCGATACGGTAGATGGATATAACGGCACGACCGAAAAAATGGCAGCCACTATGCAGGATAATCTTGCTGGGCAGCTGACCATTTTGAAATCCCAGCTGGAAGAACTGGCAATCAGTTTTAGTGACATTTTAATGCCAACAATCCGAAATCTTGTTACTCGGTTACAAACAATTGTCGATAAACTCAATCAATTAGACCCACAAACAAAGGAAACAATTGTGAAAATCGCTTTAGCGGTTGCAGCTATTTCCCCTTTACTTATTGCAATTGGGAAAGTAATCTCTGTTGTCGGAACGCTTATGCAAGCAATTGCAAAAATACCTAAAATCCTTGGCAGCATTAAAAATGGATTTTCCGCTGTTACGGGTGCTTTAAAGGTATCAACTGCTGGATTTGCCGCCGCTGTTGGAGTAATTGCACTTTTAGCAGCTGCGTTTGTACATCTATGGCAAACAAACGAGGATTTTAGAAATAAAATTATCAGCATCTGGGAGCAAATCAAAGGCACATTTACCGAGTTGACACAAGGTATTACCGACCGCCTCAACGCTCTTGGGTTTGATTTTGATGATTTTGGTGAGGTTGTAAAAGCGGCGTGGGATGGGCTGTGCAATCTGTTAGCTCCTATTTTCGAGGGTGCTTTTCAGAATATCTCCAATGTCTTTTCCGAATTTACCGGCATTCTTCTGGGATTGCTGGACGTTCTGATTGGTCTGTTTACTGGCGATTGGGAGCAGTGCTGGAATGGAATCAAAGGGATTTTTACATCTATTTGGGACTTTATTGTCAACACGTTCCGCAACATTATGAATACCCTGAAAGGCATTGCAGATGTGGTGCTGGGGTGGTTTGGTACAGATTGGGAAACTGTCTGGACATCTGTAAAAACGTTTTTCACAAACACTTGGACAAATATTCAGACGTTCTTCTCCAATACACTGACCAACATCAAGACGTTCTTCTCCAACATCTGGACTTCCATTTCTACAACTGTTACCAACGTTCTGACCACAATTCAAACAACAGTAACCAACATTTTTACCGCAATCCAGACGTTTGTAACAACAATCTGGCAGGGCATTTATACATTTTTTAGCACAATTTTTAATGCAATTTATACAGTAGTATACACTGTATTTAATACGATATATACAGTGATTACAACTGTGTGGACAACTATCTATACAACATTAGAACCGTTGATTAACGCTTTCGGGTATTTGTTCGAAACGATTTTTGAAGCGATTCAAATTGTCGTTGGAAGAGTTATGGACTGGATTTCCGAAAAAATTAGTGCTATTTGGAATGGCATTGTTGATTTTATCACACCAATTTTAGAAAGTATTCGGGACTTCTTTTCTGAAATCTGGACGGCTATCAGCGATAAAGTACAAGAAAAGCTGGAGTTTATAAAAAATCTTGTCGAAACCATTTGGAATGGAATAAAAGATTTTTTAGAGCCACTCTTAACTGCTCTACAAACAACGTTTACAAACATTTGGGAGGCTATTCGGTCGCAGATTGATGCGGTATCCAATGCAATCCGTTCCCTCATTGAGCGGATTTGGAGTTCTATTTCTGGGACGATTTCTTCTGTTATGGATAGCATCCGAAACACTTTTTCCAGCATTTGGGACAGCATCTCGGATAAAATATCGTCTGTTGTAAATGGAATTAAAACAAATGTATCCAACGCATGGGAAAACATCTATGACAGTATCTCCAATCTTATGAGCCAGATTAAAAATAAGATTTCCGATATTTGGGACGGTATACACGACGGAATTTCTGACAAAATCGGCGACATCCGAACAACCATCGAAAACGGACTTAACGGTGCAATTAACTGGATAAGAGGACTGGCTTCTGATGCGTGGAACTGGGGCAGCGATATTATCTGGGGCATTATTGATGGTATTCAAAGTGCTATCGGCTGGCTGGCGGATTGTGTCACCAATGTTGCCGATATCATTCGGGATTTCCTGCACTTTTCTGTGCCGGATAAAGGTCCTCTGACAGATTATGAAAGCTGGATGCCGGACTTTATGCAAGGGCTGGCTGACGGAATCAATAAAAGCAAAAAGATTGTAACGCAAGCAGTCGCTGCGGTAGCAGATGGGATTTCCGTGTCTATGCAGGGTAACTTGCAGATGGATGCTTTAAAAAGCGAGCAAGGCTCTGCCGGAGCAACAACGACTGTTATCAACAACGACAACAGCCGCACCATCAACCAGACCAACAACAGTCCAAAGGCTCTCACTCGACTGGAAATCTACCGGCAAACGAGAAACGCAATCAATGTGTGAGGTGTTTTATGCGATTTACGCTTATCATCGAAAATGCAGCTGGTGACCGCATCAACATGACTGCCACCGCAAATAAGTACATGATTTCTAAGATTGACGGATTGTATCCCCCTGCTGGGACGATTTCCACATCTTCCTATGCGGGCATGAACGGCAGCTATCTGAATAACGCCTTTGTCGAGAAGCGAAATTTAGTGTTGTCATTTGAGATGCGAGGCTACGGCAGCAACATCGAATTAAACCGCCACGCCCTCTATCGGGTTGTGAAAACCGCTCAATATCTCAAGGTGTATTACCGCACAGTCGGGATTGATGTTTACACAGAGGGGTATGTCGAGAGCTGCACCGTGACCAATTTCAGCGAGTTGGTCAACGGGCAAATCAGTATCATTTGCCCAGACCCCTACTGGTACAGCATGCAGCCCATCTATGCATACAGTCAATCCGTATTTGGAGCGTTTCACTTTCCCTTTCCGGAAAGCGATGAACCGTTTCCGTTGGGCGTTTACAGCACAGACAAAACTTTGTCCATCTTCAATTCTGGCGAAGAAGTAGGAATCCTGATTACCTTAGAAGCCGCCTCTGGCGAGGATGTTCCGAATCCCGTTACAACAGCAGTTGCATTGTATGATGACGATACATCAACCTATTTCCAGCTGCGATTGGACATCTTACCCGGCGACAAAATCATCATCAATACCAAACAAGGGCAAAAGTCGGTTACGCTGGTGCGAGATGGTGTAACAACCAACATCATCAACTGCATGACCTCTGGTTCAACGTGGTTCACGCTCCGCAAGGGGTTAAACCGGTATCGGTTGAGTGCACCAAAATACATCACCGCAACCATCCAGCACACAGATGCGTACTTAGGAGTGTAAATTTATGCTAATTGAGGTTTATCAAATGACCGCCGCCGAAAACACGGTATCTATCACCTTAGAGGCGGTCTGCGATGCGTTCTCAAGTTTCCTTTGGGACATCGAATATTTTCAATGCGGGCAGTTTGAATTGTATATTGCTGCTACGCCGGAAACCGTTGCTGTCTTTCAAACAGGTCGCTTAGTCGGCAGAAAAGACGATACGGAACACTATGGATTGATTGAGTCTGTCCGGATTCAAACGGATGCGGAAAACGGCGATTATCTGACTGTAAGCGGTCATTTTCTCATGATTTTGTTGTCTCGTCGCATTATCTATCCAACGATGGTAATCAAAGAGCAGACCAGCTATGGTGAGATTATACACACCGCAATTCAGAAAAATTGTTTGCAGCAAAACGAGCGTTTTCTTCCGGGCTTGCAGCTCGGCGAAATCACTGGCGACTGCTGGAAGCAAGAAACCCACTTGCAAATCAGCTATGCAAACCTGATGGAGTGGATTTATAAAATTTGTGAATTGGTCGGCGGAACGGCGAACATCTCCCTCGTTGAAACAAAACCAAACAGCCGCAATTATCAAATGGTGTTTACCCTGTCGGAGGGTGTTGACCGCAGCATTTTACAAGACACCTATCCGCATGTGATTTTTTCGGATGCGTTCCACAATTTGCTAACCTTTGACTATCTCAGAAACGCAGCTGCACAGCAAAATGCAGCTTACACGTTAGGGGCTGGCGAGGGTGAGGCTCGTAAACGTGCATTTTGCACCCTCGACCCAGAGCCGACACGCTGGGAACGGTATGAGGTCTATGTGGACGCTCGTGACCTGTCCGAAGAAACACAAAATGATGCAGGAGAATCCGTCACCATCCCAGAGGACGAATACTTGAAAATGCTGGAAGAACGAGGACGGGAAAACTTGTCCTCAGTGGAAGAAATCAGCGAATCCAGCATCACCGCAACCGCACCGCAAGAGCAGTATCCGCAGGATTATCAGGTCGGCGACTGGGTGACGGTACAGCAAACCCGTTTTGGTTTGTCGCAAAATCGCATCCGACTAATCGGCATGATCGAGAGTTTTGACCAAAACGGCAGGAGTTTGACACCTACTTTTCAGGAGGGATGAGTATGGCTTTTTCATACGGTTTTTTCAATGCAAAGAACTTAGACCGGGTTTATACAGCAGAACATTTTACCAGTTATCTATCCAGTATCATTTGTGACGGGATTCAGGACACTTACGGCGAGTGTTTTTCGATTACACCAGCAGGTGGGTTTCAGCTTCGGATTGGAAGCGGCAAAGCTTGGATTCAGGGACACTATTTTCAGAACGACAACGGTTATATCTTAGACTTGTCGCAGTATGCAGATAGTTCCCTGCCCCGCTATGTCACCGTCGGTATCTCATGCGACACGCAAGAATCTGTGCGGAGCGTGCAAATCGAGGTGCTTGCAGGTACGCCAGCCGTTGCCCCGTTTATCCCGTCTTTCAGTAACAATGACACGAAAACCACACTGACCCTCTGTCAGGTGCGAGTCAATGGTGGGTCGAGTGGGATTACCGCTTCCAACATCACAGACTGCCGGGAAGATGAGGAATTGTGCGGTTATTGCCGCTGCATCCTCGGCAAGTGCAAGGTTACAGAGATGCTGGTAAAAATGACACAGCTAAAAGCAGACATGGATGCATTAAAAGCACGGGAAGATGCACAGGATAGCAAGATTGCATCGTTGGAAGAAAAGCTAAAAGCCTTTACTTCTGATGTAGTTGCAGCTGGGCAGTGCGGTGAAGATGTCTATTATATCCGCTATGCAGACGGTCATGTTTTGCTGCAAGGCTCTGGTGCAACCTACGACTATAGCGATGAAAGCACGCCAAAATCTGTATTTTACAATATGCCAGAAATCAAATCTGTAATTGTGCAAGAAGGCATTACGAAGTTGGGAAATGCCCTTTTTTACCGCTGCCAGAATATGCAGACGATTTCACTTCCTTCAACATTGACCGAGTTGGGATACCGCATCTTTGCACAAGGCTCCGGCGGATTCCAATCTTATGGGGGACTAACAGAACTGACTCTTCCGGCAGGCATACAAAAACTTGGCGGAAATGCTCTGCGGCAAACGAATATTACAGAACTCGTCATTCCCGCCCGTGTATCTGTAATTGAAGATTATCTGCTTTCTATATGCACGAAATTGAAAACCGTTCGTGCAGAAAGTAGTGTGCTGGGCTCTTTTATGTTTGTACAGTGCACGGCGTTAGAATCTCTTACGATTTCTATAAATTGCAAGACATTCGGCTCTAATATGCTGACGTACTGCGAGAGCCTAAAAGTCATCACTTATGAAGGCACAAAAGAACAGTGGAACGCCATCACAAAGCCCACTAACTGGATGACATCGGATGCAAAAGTCAACTACCACAATGGCTATTTACAGCGAATCAATTGTGTAGACGGGGCTTTTGTTTGGGATAGTGAAAATAACGTGTGGAAGGAGGAAACCGCATGATGAAATTTTTCGTGCAGAAACAGCGAATAGAACTGCTGGAACGAGATGCCATTGCAGCGGATCAGATTGCATTTGTACCGCTGCATTTTGTATTTGACGGAGCGTGGGAAGGGCTGCATAAAGTTGTACAGATTACGCAGTGTTGCGAAACCTACAATCTGATTTTAGGCACAGACGGGAAATCCTGCCTGCTCCCCTCTGAATGCAAAGCCGGTACGATGAAACTGAGTGTGTTCGGGTATGCTCCTTCCGACACAAAAGCTCTAAGGGCGACTACCATTCCGGTTTCCCTTCATATCAAACCTTCCGGATTTGTTTCTGACAGTGTGACACCTATCCCACCAACGCCGGACTTGTATGCTCAGCTATTACAAGAACTGGAGAAAAAAGCTGCCGGACTACAAAACGGCAAAGACGGGAAAGATGGCATCTCCCCAGCGGTAACCGTGACAGAAACGGAAACGGGTGCAACCATCTCCGTGACAGATGCAACCGGTACAACCACCGCCGAACTGCACAATGGTGAAAAGGGTGACAAGGGCGACACGGGCAGCCGTGGAGCAGCCGGAAAGTCCGCCTATGAAATCGCCTTGCAGAACGGATTTACCGGAACAGAAGCAGACTGGCTGACATCCTTAAAGGGACAAAAAGGTGATACCGGAGCGAAAGGCGAACCCGGAGAAAAAGGCGAACGTGGTGAAAAGGGCGAACGTGGTGAAAAGGGCGAAGCTGGCGAAACAGGAGAAAAGGGTGAAAAAGGTGACACCGGAACGCCCGGAAAAGATGGCGTGAATGGAACGGATGGCAAAGATGGTGCAGATGGATTCTCTCCAACGGTAACCGTAACGGAAACCAGCACAGGGGCAACCATTACCGCTACAGACAAAAACGGCACAACGACAGCAAAGATTCAAAACGGCAGCGGAACACCTGTCGACCTCTCAGATTATGTAAAGAAAACAGAGGTTGCCCAAGCGATTGAATCCGCCCACACGCATACAAATAAAGAATTTTTGGACGGCATTGAGGCTTACTTAAACAGCACCTATTCCAAGGTCACCGCCGAGCGGGAATCCGCAGATAACAATCTTGCAAAACGCATTACAGCCTTAGAGGATAGCGTTGGAGACATATCTACAGCCCTTGCAATGATGGTGGAGGTGTAACATGGCAGCAACAATTACAGAGCAGCTGACAAAACTAAACCAACTGCGGCAGCAGCTTGCAGCGAATCTGACCACAAAGGGCGTGACGGCAACCACCGCAGAAAAATTTAATACCCTTGTACCAAAGGTTCTGGAGATTTCAGGCGGCGAATCCCCGACCACAACCGTGTTATATGATGCAACCCATCGGGACAAGGTATCTTTGCTTTACAACGGTACGATTTACAGCGTGGCAGACTTTACCGCCCTGCATGCAGATTTTTGCAGTGCGAAGAACAACTACGCTCTGAACTATGGAACAACCGTTTTTGGATGGGATTTGCAGGTATACACCTGTTGCACGCTGCCGATCAGCGTGACAGCATCCACGCAAATTGCAATCCGCTTTCTTTCTGGAAGTACGGAAGTCGGCATTTTACGTTTGGTACAGTCCGACACCGGCACAGCTGCGGACATCCTTGCCAAAGCACAGACGGAAGGCAGTTATATTGACTTGTCGTTGCAGTGGTTGTATAGTGCGGACTACATTACAACGCTGACTCCCTGCGAGGGCGTAACGGCAGGCACTTATTATTTGGTGTGGGTCGGACGGAGCAATAACAGCCATCCGCTGATTCAGTCAATTACAATCTTGTAAAGGAGATGATAAGATGAATATTATTGAAGCAATGGAACAGCTGAAAGCCGGAAAAGCCATCCAAAGAACGGGCTGGGGCAACGCAAAAATTCAGGCAGTACAGCTTGAAAATGGACAGTATCAGATTTTTGCATCTGGTGACCTAACGCCGGAAATGTTGGTGCTGCTTTCCGGCGATTATGACGTGAAAGAAGAGAAAGAAACGAAAGATGTGAAAGAAACGGAGGAAGCTGTGTGATTCGAGAGATTATCACCATTGCGATTTC